CTCAAACGTATCGTCATCTACCTTAAGCCTTCGATGTAGTTCGTTCTTACCTGCAACACGACTGCCTGCGCTTCTGTCAGAGGGTCTCCACCTACATCCTCTAGAGATCATCTGCTCTGCCAAACTCGGTCCAGTGTCACCGCGCTTATGCCAACAACTGCTATCGAGAACTCCGTACTTTATATTCCCGTCATCTTGCTCAAGCTCAAGCACCATGTCCGCCAAGTCGGATGCCAATACTTTTGATACATACAGCTCGCGATACACGATAAGTTGCTCGTCTGGATTAACTGCAAACCAAAGTACAGCAGAATAACTTCCATATCCGTAATCACATGATCTAAACTTCGTCCATGTCTTGGGGATTTCATAAGGTTCAACAACATGGACATTCCTGTCGAACTCTGTAAATGCAGCACCTTCTGATATATCCCAGCTACCCTCTAGTAGCTGTCGTCTTTGGTGCTCTGGTAGTGATAGCAAGTTAGCTTCATAGTCACCCTGTTCTGATAGGTACGGGTTGTCAGCTAGTCTTGCTGGTATAAATCGTCTCTTAAAAAGTGCTTCGCCTTCTTTAGAGTGTCCTGCGGGATATCGCAGAACTTGGCCTGTATCTATGTCTGTTGCATCGAAAGCCTCGCCGAATACAGCAGGATCAATGAACATCTTCTTAACCCACGCATGTCCTACACCACCTGGGTTTGTTGTAGCTCTCATAAAGATTGGCAAATCCGATGCCGTAGAACGTAAACGAGAGCGTAGGTAGTTCCATGCAAATGGCGTTTGCCACTGTGTCATCTCATCCATACCAATCCAGCTAAAGCTGAGACCCTGATAACGAAGTACATCTTCGTCCCTGTCTAGGTATGAAAGCCAGAGTCTTGCTCCTGACGGAGCTACCCACTGCATCTTTCTTTCCGACCACTTGATGCCTGGATAAACCTTCGGATATAGCTCTTGGCTTTTCCAGATCAGCTCACGTAGTTCTTCTGTAGTCTTACGAAGTAGAAGTCCGCTGAATTGTGGGTGGGTCATATACCGTAACGGATCGACCAACATAGCATAACTTTTACCACCGCCAGCAGCTCCGCCGTATAAGCATTCTCTTTCTGCTGCTGCTAAGAAGTCTGTCTGCGGCCCAACGTTGGGCTTAAAGATAACATTCCGCTCTTCTTCGGGTGCTGCTTCGGCAGGTAAACCACTTACTTTAGCTGGCTGTACTGTCTTTTGTTTTCGCGCCGACTCTTTCGCTTTCGATGGCTTCCGCTTTTTCGATTGCCGTTTGGGCATATTCGGCCCACTTGCGGAGAGTTGCCGCTTTGTTTTTTCTAGATCGCTCATGTAATAGCCGCTTGCGTAATCCTGTGTGAGATATGTATCGACCAGTTTTTGTAAACAGCCATTCTGCCACCCTTCGGTATGAATACTGTTTTACGTAGTCTCTCGCTAATTCAAGTGCAGCTAATTCAAGTACAATAGGCTCTAGTATATTCGGGTCTGCTTCGCTTTTTTTGTATCCATAAGGAACTGTTCTAGCTATCCGTGGTACAGGTACGTAATCACCACTGTCGTCTTTTATGTCCGTTGGCTGGGGTAGCTTAAAGTACCCAAAGCTATTACTCCGCATTTTGTTTAGGTGGCAGCAGAATTACACCGCCACTAGCCTCAACAGATACTTTCTCAGTTTTAACCAAACCTGTGCGGTCTAGTATCTGATTAGCTGCGGCTAGCTTATCTCTGTTGCCCAGTGCAGTAGGATCACTAACAACGCCTACCATAGCCATAGCTGCACGAGGTGCGTTACGTGATAAGAAAGACTGCGTGTGGTCAATTATCTCGTCCTTGAGTGAATTAGTAACCTCAGATATAGCCGTAGCATCTGAGTACCCAGCTAGACGCATGGCAGTTCGCATATCACCACCACCTTCTTCGAACAAAACGTTCAAGAATGCCTGCTGTCTTTCTGTAAGTTGTCTAGCCATTATCCCACCTTCATTTGCAATGCCGCAGTCTGTGCGCGTTTGCCAACCTGAATAGCCCATCTTGAGTCTAACATCTGAACGGACGCTTCTTCGAAATCTTCGGCATGTATTGCTGCCCACATTTTCTTGAATTTTTTAAGTCGGGGGACACCCATGTTGAACGCCATATCCATGAGCACCATCTGTCTGGTCGCGGACAATCCGTCAATGCAACTGTGTGCGGCCATGAGTTCCGCTTCCACGATAGCGATGTCATTACAGGCCAAATAGACAGCATCATCATAATTTATACCATGCTCATATACTGCTTCGATATTGGGTATATCTAAGTGGTCAAGCTCTTCTTTGCTTATGCCACGATCTTCTAGGTTTCTTCCTATGCCTACCGTATCTATGCCTAGTGTATCTTTGTACACCGCCATTCTGTAACCCTCGTGCTTAACAAGAGACTCGACAAAGGCTTCTCTGCTGTATTTCATTTACTAGCCCCTAGTTTTGTTTTTAATCTTGTTAATTCCAGCTCAAGTTGATGAACTCTTACTATTGTATCTTGTACAGATTTAGGTGGCTCAAACTCATCGATCCATTGATCGTTTTCTTCTACCTCAGCCATAGTCAGTTCAAGATTGTGTTCAAGAAAACTTATGCGTTCAGTCAAGCCAAAGTAGACCCACACAGATACTGCGGTAAAAGCAATCATGCTAATTAGATTACGAAGGGGTATTGTTACTTCGCTTCCCTCGTTGATTTTAGTAGCCACTTGTTTCATTTTTCGTTGTTAAGCCAGACCGCAAATGCACCTGTCATTGCCCCCGTGACTACACTCACCAAAGCTGACTGCTGAGTTGTTGGATCGGGTAGAAGCATGAACCACTCCACCACTCGCCACGCTGATATCGACATCATCAGCATCATAAAGCGTGGCAGTATCTTCCAAGCCAGTATTCTTTCCATTGCTACGGTCACGATTAATCCTCGCTTGCTCTGCTGTCGTTCTGTTGTGCATGTCCCACATGTGGTACATTACTTTTTACCGAAGAATTTAGTTGCGCTACGCACGCCAAAAGAAGCGGCAACGATAACGCCCAAGGAATATTGATACCATTCAGGCATCGAGTTGAGCTGCGCGAATCCATTTGCAACAACCTCTTCCATTCCAGGTATGAATGCCAAGATCAGTGGTATGCTGAATAAAATTACAAGCCACTCATCAGCCCATGAGTTGCTTTTACCTTTAGCCATCTCAAGATCCCAATCGATCTCGCCTGTGGCTTTCTTCTGCATGACAGTAGCTTCAGCTTGTGCCTTAGCTACTTTTGTGGCAGAGACTGCTTTCTTTTCTTCGACCTTGCCCTCAATCCATGTACTGGCTAGAGATGATAGTGGTCCTATTAGAAGATTGAGCATTATCTGTTTCTAAGCCTTTCTATGACGCCTGACTTTTTTAGCGATTTTTTTAGGCTGCTTAGAATGCTGCTTACCTTCTTTCGTAGCTTTTCTTTTAGCTTTGGTGGTAGCAGCATACTCACGCTTTGAAAGAGACTTAATAGCAGAAGAGGGTAGGTAGCGTTCACCAGTAGCCTCTTTACCTTGTGTAGAAGGTTTTCCACTTTTGGTTCTCCACTTCTGTTTCGTCCATTTCTTAAGACTTTTTTGAGATTTCTTCAGGGGCATTACAAAACACCTTTAGCTTTAGCTACGAAGTAGAGCAGGCCACCTACAGCTGAGAACAAGACGATCACTATTATGAACCACCCAATCGCTTCTAGAATGTCTGCTCTTTTTTTAGCGGCCATCTTTTGTTGATGTTGTCTGGACTTTCGGGCTTCGGCTTGGAATCTTTGCCAGTCATCCCAAAGGCCACCTCTACCTGACCAAATCATCATTTCCTTCAGGCTTTTTTCTTGCTCACGTATTTGCTCAAGAGCCATGAATTCTTCTAGGTCTGTATTCTTCTGACCTGTCTTCTTCTTCTTATTGCCTCGCCGTTGCAGCTCTTCTTTGGCAAACACAAAGTCGTTAATCTGCTTGCCTGCTGAAGCCAGATCACGCCCGTTGCTCACACACTGTTTGATTACGGCAAAAGCCGCATTGGCTGCTGCAAGCTCTGCGAGCATATTTTTCCCCTTAGTATATTTTTATGACGTCATCCTCGTTGACCATACGAGGCAGGCAGTAGGCAGCTACTCTGTTTCGTGTATAAGCAAAGTAATCATTTGGTGATGTGTATGTTCGGCTGATCCTGTTTGCGAAGTACAAACACTCGTTAAGATCTCGGAAATACATGTCGTTTGATACAAGCTGTTCAACGCCGTTTGGCTTAACCAGAATGACTGACAGCAAAAACAGATGAACAATCATCAGTCTTTGTAGCCGCCTCCAGCTTTCTTGTATTGCTGCGCCAACATCTGTGCCTTTCGGGCTGACCACTGACCGGGCTTACCGCCTTTACTGCCAGCTTTGATCTTGTTGAAGAGACGCTTACGCATTGTAGGCTTGGTGTAATTACCAGCCTCATTTACCTTGCTTTTTGTTTTTGGCTTTTTGCTTGGCACGATCTGATAGATCCTTAAAATGAAACACCTTCTTGGATGACTTAGACATAGTCTTGCCAGTCATTATCGTCCCGTCTTTGTGTTTGTGAATTTCACCGCGATAGGGTTTGCCATCACGGAAGTAATGAATACCAGCGGCCATTATTTGCTATAGTCCTTGACCATGCCGCCTGCGGCGTACATATGAACCTTCTTATTGGCCATACCACCCTTCATCATTCCAGGTCGTTTCTTGGCCATTCTCTTTTCTTCGTACCTAAAAGGTGTTTTCTTTTTACCGTCAGGAAATTTAGAAGTTCTGTCTGCATTATTCATGGGGTTGTTAGGATCACCTTCATGGTACTCACCCGTCTTTTTATAATATTCAGCGAACTGTTTCTTAGTCATTTAACAATCTCCAGATTACCATTTAACTTTGTCAGCCCAGTAAGCAGCTGACATTTTGCCCTTGGCTATATTCTTTCCGTGCCTAGCCTTAAACGAAGCACGTTTCTTTTTCATCTTGTCGGATTCACCTGACTTAGGCTTGCCAGCTGTCTTTGCACCTTGCTCACCAAACCGTATAAGCTTGATCTTAGAACCTTCTTTAGCCAGAACTGCGTGTGACTTTGTGGGATGATTAGGTGTACGCTTAGGTTTGTTGTAACCTGAGAATGTTTCACCTCTGTACTCGACACTCATGTGGCTTGTCCTTTTGGAACGCATTTGAATTTGTATTGATGTGGCCCAGGCAGGATGTAAGTCATCTGCTCGATCATTACTCGTGCACGATCAATGCAGGCTTCTTCTGTTTTGTACGGCCCAAACGTGTCTTCAGCGACAATACATTCGCTGTCAGCTACGAGAGAGCAGGCTAATACCATTGCTGAGTACAACATTAGGGTTCTTTCCAGCCCTCAGCCTTCATAGCCCTCTCAACGTGCTCTAATCCGTACTCAATACCAGTGTCCTGTCGGATTTTGGCTCGTACGTAGTAGACATCGGAGTGGGGGAAGTTCAGAGCTGTATCGTTACGGTGGGCTTTACGATAGAATTCTTCTAATACAGATAGGTATACTCGATTGTTAGA